GTAAAGTCTAGGATGGCTACTGTTTTGTATGATTCTGATGTACTCGCTGAAAATGGCATATACAAGGGGGATAGGATCTGTTATTCTATCAATGCTGATTATGAGATGGAGTTTGAGGGGAAGACTGTGTACAGGATGAGGATTGATGATATTTTGTATGTCGAAGAAAAAGAGCTTTAATTTCTCTACTCTTGATGCGGCTAAAAGGCTATTGTCTTCTATGGAGGATGCTATTAACAACATGATTGAGGAGGTTAAGAAGCCTGTGTCTCCTGATCTTGTTGGGGCTGCCAGGAAGGCTGAGTTATCTTCTATAAAGCAGACTGTTACTGATGCTAGGGAGTTATTGCAGGAGAGACAGCGTATTGAGGAGATGATAGCTTCATTAGAGGATAGGGGTGAGATGGATCCTTCTAAATCTGATTATGAGGGTGGATTTGCAGAGCAATTTGCGAAGTAATGTCTGGGCTTGTATCTATAAATAAGTTTAACGAACCGGTAATCAATATATGCCCTGATAATACTGCTGGGGTTGTTATTAATATTGATGGGATTTACATACAGCTCCCGAAGATGCCTGAAAAGAACAAGATTTTGTTTTACGACAGGTCTATATCAAATCAGAAGTGGGAGAGAATCCCTCCTCCGCAGGAGTTATCTAAGATAAAGTCGATGGATGATTGGAGTGCTCAGCCCAAGGAGTTTAGGGATAAGTATACCCCGTACATCAAGAAGGAGTTTGAGAGGCGTAGGAATGGCTTGTGGTTTTTCAATAATGGTGTCCCGACGTACATTACTGGGCATCACTATATGTTTCTTCAATGGAGTCAGATGGACATTGGCTATGGGGGTTATTTAGATTTTCAGAGAAAGCTCTTCATACACGCCCAAGCTTGCTTTGAAGACCCCAGATGTCTTGGTCAGGTGTATGTGAAGTGCAGGCGTAGCGGGTACACCAATATCAGCTCATCGATTATTGTGAATAATGGGACGAGTGTTTCCGATAAGGTTTTGGGGATTATGTCAAAGACCGGTAAGGATGCTCAGGAGAATATCTTCATGAAGAAAGTCCTCCCTATGTTCCGCAGCTACCCGTTCTTTTTCAAGCCCATCCAGGATGGCACTACGAATCCAAGGGTTGAGCTTGCGTTCAGGGAGCCTGCCAAGAGGATCACCAAGACCAATAAGACCTTGATGGATACTCAGGCTCTTGATACGATAATCAATTGGAAGAACACGACTACTAATGCTTATGACGGGGAGAAGCTTCATACGCTTTATCTTGATGAGGCTGGCAAGTGGGAGAACCCTATGGACATTACTGAGGTGTGGAGGATTCACAGAACCTGTCTTATTGTGGGGAAGAAGATTGTCGGGAAGGCGTTGGTGGGCTCTACTGTAAATCCTTTGGATAGGGGTGGCAGTAAGTTCAGGAAGATTGTTGCTGATTCCGATCCACTTGAGAGGAATGAGAATGGTAGGACTAAGAGTGGGTTGTACAGGATATTCATCCCTGCGTATGAGGCTCTTGAGGGTTTTTTCGACCCATATGGGAATCCGATAGTAGACAACCCTTCAAAGCCTGCGGTTACTATTGACGGGGATTCTGTTTCTATTGGGGCTAAGGCTTATTTGAACAATGAGAGGAAGTCTTTGATTAACGATTCTTATGAACTCAATGAAGTAATCAGGCAGTTCCCTTGGACTATTGATGAGGCTTTTAGGGAGTCTACTAAGTCCACGCACTTTAACATTGGGAAGATCTACCAACAGATAGAGTACAACAGAAGTCTTTATCCAGATCCGATTATACGGGGTGATTTTGTTTGGAAGGATGGTCAGAAGGATACTGAGGTTTTGTTCACTCACAATCCATCTGGGAAGTGGAGGATTTCGTGGCTTCCACCGGAGAACATCCGCAACAGCAAGACTTTAAAAGACAACAAGCCATACCCTGCTAATGAGCTCATTGGTGTTGGGGGTGTTGACTCGTATGACATTGATGCCACTATGGATGGCAGGGGTTCTAAGGGGGCTTGTCATTTGTTTAATAAGTTTACGATGAATCACCCGTCGAATATGTTTGTTGCTGAGTATGCCGAGCGTCCTCCTCTTGCAAGGATATTCTACGAGGACATACTTATGGCCGCTGTTTTCTATGGTTATCCATTGCTTATTGAGAACAATAAATACGGGATTGTAAGGTATTTTGAGGATAGGGGTTATGACGGGTATATATTAGACAGACCTGATCACTTGAAGGTTCCTATGAGTAATTCTAATGTCAAGACGAAGGGGATTCCATCGAACAGCCAGGATGTGATACAGGCTCATGCTCAGGCGATAGAAGCCTACATCCACGAGAGTGTTGGTATTAACGATGATACTGGGATGAACGGGAGGATGTACTTTGAGAGGACTCTTGAGGATTGGATTAATTACAGGATAGACGATAGGACTAAGTACGACTTAACCATATCATCAGGCTTGGCTTTATTAGCTGCTCAAAAGAACAGGCCGATTAAGAAGAGTGTTGATTTATCTAATAAAGTTTTCTTCAGGAGATACAAGAATTCTCCGTTCAACAACCCTCAATTTAGGTAATTAAGTGCCTGTTATAAATGTGCTTATATTTGCGCCAGTGCAAGTAATGCAAATTTATAGCGTATGAGCAATAAAGTAAATTTTCCTAGTGGTAGCTTCCCAAATCCGCTTGCCAGTACGGAAACCAAATCTACTAAGGATTATGGGTTGAAGTATGCCAAGGCTATAGAGTCGCAGTGGGGGAGTACTGATGATGCGCAGAGTGTTTTTAGGAAGCGTTTCGGTGAGTACGAGCGCAACAGAGATTATGCTAATGGAACTCAAGATGTCTCTGTATATAAGCAGATATTAACATCTCTTGACCCCAACAATGGGGATGGTTCATTGATAAACATTGACTGGTCTCCAGTCCCCATCCTCCCGAAGTTTGTTCGTATTGTTGTTAACAAGATTTTATCCAAAAAGCCATATCCGAATGTTGAGGCTGTGGATCCGTTGTCGTTATCTGAAAAGGAGCGCAAGCGGGCTACTGTCAAGTTTGAGGTTGAGAACAAGGAGACGATTGCTCTTGCGGCTTCTCTTGGCATTGACACGAAGGTGAATCCAAACAACATCCCAGATACTCCTGAGGAGGCTGAGATATTCTTGAATGACAATATTAAGACCTCTGCTGAGATAGCCTCTCAGATTGCTACGAGTATGACTTTGGAGTGGAATGATTTTAATGACTCTATATTTCGCAGGTGTGTCAATGATTTAGTTTCTGTGGGGATGGCTGTTGTCAAGAGGGATAATGACCCTAATTATGGGATAAATACTATTTATGTAGACCCTGCATATTTCATTCATTCTTACACGGAAGACCCCAATATGAATGACTTATCATACGCAGGTCACATTAAAAGGATAAGTATTCAGGAACTCAAGAGGGTGGCTGGGGATCAGTTTACTGAGCAGGAGTATGAGAAGATAGCTAGGGATGTTCAGTACAAATATTCTAACAATCCATCTAGGCTTGGTTATTCTGTTTACGACAGGTATACGCAGAGGATGATTTTCGGCTATGATGAGTACATCGTTGAAGTGATGGATTTTGAGTTTATGTCTGTTGATGATGTTTACTACGAGAGTAAGGAAAGCCGTTTTGGGAATGTTGGGTTTTACTTCAAGGGCAATCTTTACACTCCTCCTAGGGATAGTGTTTATGACAGGAAGCCTTTTAAGATGTCTTATACTACTGTTTATGGGGGTAGTTACATTGTGGGGACGAGTATGATTTACAACTATGGATTGAAGAAGAACACTCCGAGGAACGTCCATGACATTAGCAGGGCTCGTATGTCTTACAGTCCTATTGCAGTGAATTTGAGGAGGTTACAACCGAAGTCTATGGTGGCTTCTGTCATTGGCTTTGCCGATCAGTTGCAGATAACGCATTTAAAGATTCAGCAGGCGATAGCCAAGGCGAAGCCTGATGGTCTTATCATTGATGTTGAGGGGCTTGAGAATGTCCAGCTTGGGCAGGGGGGTGATTTGCAGCCATTGCAGATTCAGGATATTTATGAGCAGACCGGTGTGTTTTACTACAGGTCAAAGAATCCCGAGGGGGGTTTTCAGAATCCTCCGATTCGTTCTATTGAGAATCAGATCAGGAATATCAATGAGCTTGTGGCTTTGTACAATCACTATTTAAGGATGATACGGGATGCTACGGGACTTAACGAGGTTGTTGATGGCTCCACTCCGAAGTCTGATGCTCTTGTTGGGGTGAGGGATCAGGCGATACAGGCTTCTAATAATGCTACTTATGACATCACTCACTCTGCTATGGTTTTATTTAAGAAGGTTTGCGACGATATTATCAAGTGTTTGCAGATACTTCCTACGGACAGTGTTATTTACAGGGTTTACGAGAATGCTATCGGTAAGTCGAATATGTCTGTTCTCTCTGCCTTTTCTGATCTTCCTATGTACAATTTTGGGGTCAAGGTTGTTACGGAGATGTCTGACGCGGATAGGATGTATCTTGAGGCGAATGTACAACAGTCTCTCGCCACGCAACAGATAGATATTGAGGATGCTATGGCTATCCGCAAGCTCAAGGATGTTGACCAGGCGGAGAAGCTTCTTATTGTCAGGCGCAAGAAGAGGATGGAGAGAAATCAGCAGATTGCTATGCAGAATAGCCAGATGCAGGCTCAAGCGAATCAGCAGACGGCTATTGCTACTTCCCAGGCTAAAATGCAAGAGATGCAGCTTCAGGCTCAGTTAAAGGCGCAGGAGATAGAACTCAGTACTGCTTCTAAGATACAGTTACTTCAGCAGGAGTATACTCTTAAGGCTCAACTCGCACAGATTGAAGCGCAGGTTAGGGGGATGTCTACTGAAGTTGACCGGGAGTTTAGGATGGCTATTGAGGATAAGAGGGAGCAGGCTAAAGATGAGCGTGTTGAGAAGCAGGCTATTGAGCAGTCTAAGCTTATAAGTCAGCGCAAGGGGGATAGAGGGGAGTTAACATCTTCTAAAGAGGATATAATGAGTGCTATTGCATCTATGACCAGTCCACAAACAATTTAAAATATGAGTACATTAAATCTTGATGCCGCTAGCAGGCTTGATATAATCTGTAGGAAGGGGGATACTTTCTCTATGAATCTGAATTTATCGAATGCCAGTGGGACTGTTGTTAATGCTTCTGCTTATAATTATAAGATGGAGGTTAGGGATACGGATACTGCTACTGGAACTGTTATAGCCTCTGGGGTTTTCACTATATCAGGGAATACTTCTGGGGTTGTATCGGTTAGTGCTGCTGCTTCTTCTATGGCTTCTGTTTCTGGGGGGTTGTATGTCTATGACCTTCAGGCTACTGCAACGGGGACTAGTGTTGTCCAGACGTGGATTTATGGGACGTTCAAGGTTAATGAGGATGTAACTGTTTAGAAA